GATGGCAAGCAACAAAATCCGTCTTAGCGACCTGTTTCGCTTCTACAAGGGACTGCCCCATCAGATGGCGGCTGTCACCGAACTGGAGCAAGCAATCAACAAGGCCAATCCTCACATCTTGGGCCGAGACCAAGGCTGGTTCAAAACCTGGAGCGTTGCCGGCAAACAGACCCAATTCCCCAACAGCTGGGAAGGAGTCCTAGAAGCCGCCCGTGTCGCTGGCGCCAAATTCCCAGAACTGGTAGCCGCCCAATGGGCACTGGAATCCAACTACGGAAAACTAGTATCAGGCAGAAACAACTTTTTCGGCCTCAAAGGCGAAGGCAGCGACAAAAAAACCCAAGAATTTATTAACGGCCAGTGGATCACAATCACTGACAGTTTCATCGACTTTCCGGATCTTCTGTCCTGCGTTATTTACCTAGTCGATCACTGGTACAAAGACTATAAAAACTACAAAGGTTGCAATAACGCTGCAACCCGCGAAGAAGCTGCAAAGTGGCTTCATAAAGAAGGTTATGCAACAGACCCCAACTACCCAGGAAAGCTGATCCAGCTCATGGAACAGCACGCAGGAGCTAAACCTATCGTTCCCCCCAATCAAAAGCTACTCAAAGTTCCCTACGAATACCAGCTTGGATCAGATGACGGCCCCCGTGGCTGGCGCCAGTGCTTCAGCTCCAGCTGTGCGATGGTGGCCCGCTACTACGGAAAAGTAAACGGAGACTACGAATACAACGCTTTGCGTGCCCGCTTCGGCGATACAACCGACCCCAAAGCACAAATCGCCGCCCTCAAAGCACTGGGACTAACCGCCACCTTTGAAATGGACGGCACAGTCGAAGACTTGGAAACGGAAATAGCCAATGGCTATCCAGTTCCAGTCGGCTGGCTCCACAAAGGCCCCGTAAGTGATCCAAGTGGTACAGGCCACTGGACTGTTGTTGTTGGATACACCCCCACTCATTTCATCCATAACGATCCTTTTGGTGAGGCCGACCTTATTAACGGCGGCTACGTCAGCAACAAGGGTGGAGCCGGCATCGCCTACTCCAGAAAGAACTGGCTGCCTCGCTGGCTCATCGAAGGCAACGACACCGGCTGGTTCTTCAGAATCCGCAAAGGTTAGCCATGCGCCCCATCGAACACACCCCCGAGTCCAGCTTCCACAAGGCAGCCACGGACCAGTGGTTAGTCAGCCTGTTCAACAAACAGGATTATCGCGGCCTCCTCGAAGCTGCCCTTGTCCTGAACACGCTCCACCAGCTGGAACGCACAAAATCGGCCTGGGCTATCCGCGAAGCCGCAGACAACCTGGCCGATCAGTTTGGAATGGACCGCGACTCCGCCTAATTGACGGTGTACTTGCGATACAGCCCGGTATAGGTGCTGTGAAGCGGGTGATCCTTTTGGTCCCGCCCATCCCAGAAGTAGAGCTTATCCAAAAGGTCCGCTCTGTTCTGGTCGACGATGACCTCGCCCCACGACTGGCGTGCCCACTCAGCGATTTGCTGACTCATTCCTTTTCTCCACGAGTTTGAGACGCCTACGGGCCGTTTCACGCGGCCCATTCTTGGCACGAGCCAGCTTAGGTTTTTTCGCCGCCGCTGTCGGCACCTCCACCTTGCAATTCGGGTAGCGGTTCTGCACGAACTCAATCGCCTGCTGGAGCGACTCAGCCCGGACCAAATCCCGCATAGCCCCTTGCCCTGGCAACCAGATCTTCAGCTCGAACAGCTGAGCCTTGTCTGAACTGGTACGCGAGCGACCCTCACCGAGCCTCAGTTCGGGGTCCTGCTGTTCCTGGAACGGTACTACTTCCATGATTGGGGATACGCGGGTTCATCAACGCTATGCACAGCAGCGCTGCAGTTACAAGACTGAGCAACAGTTCTCGCCGCAGCGACAGCCCGCTCATACGTGACCCATGAGGATGCGTCCTCCTTGGATCGGGTAAAACCGATCCCTTTACCAGAGTCGTAAACCGCCGTAACCCAGCGATCCTCGACCATGACGACATAACGCGTCATTGCTCTCAAGTGACTACTGTGTAAGACTACAGCCTATGCGCTCCCGCTGTCGGTATATCACGAAACACAACTGAGTCTCATGCGTCAGTTTCTGACACTTTCCCGTCTTGCTTGGAGCGCATCCGCCCCTCAACCCGCCGCTTCACCGACTCGCGCCAAGCCGCCTCATCCGCTTCTTGGGCAGCCTTGTACTCGGACGATCTCAGCGCCAGTCCCGCATAAACCAGCTCCCGCAAGTACGCCGTAACTTTTTTGCCTTCCTGAAACGCAAGATTCTCAGCCAGCTTGTAACGGTGGGGGTCAATCAGCAGCTGGCAATAGTACTTGTTTCCGTGGTTCAGGGGCATGGCCTGCGGTCTAGTCTGCTACACAATAGCATACTGCGTCACAGTAGTCTCACCACCGCACATCGTCATCCACCCTCTTCCGCCAAGCATTAGCTTGCGCCACCCGCGCCCCACCCCTCTGCTTGGCGCACCCCTTCCGTACATCCCGCGCCCACTCCAAAAAAGCCGCAGCCCTCTGCAAATCCGCCGTCTTCGCCGCACGAATTTCCCGATTCAGCCATTCGAGCACCAGCTCTCTTCCCGTGCGGGCTGGACTCATGAGACTAAATCTGAGACTCGCATGACCGACTGGGGCCGATGCTCAGGACAAAGCTCCAGTGCCTTCATCCGTGCGGAGAAAGCATCTGGAGCAACGATGAACAGATCGTGAGTACCGCCGTGACGCGTGTGCATCCGAACGCGGTACTCAAAATCTTCTTGGATCACTTGGCCTCTTGCCAGCTATCCCCGACCTTAGCTTCAGCAAGCGGTGGAATATCACCCAACCAACGAGCTTCAGCTTCCTCCATCACGGTTTGCAGCTGGAGCGCCCAGACATCTGCGTGTTCTTCGCGGACGAGCAAGATGATTTCATCATGCACCACGCCGGCCAAACGCACCACGTCCTCCCCATCGGCGTGGAGTAAAGGCCACAATTTGCCGAGCGTAAGTTTGAGGACTGCTGCACCGGCTCCTTGGATGGGGGTGTTGCAGCGGGTGGTGAGCTTGTTGTGCTCACCCGGTAGAAACCGCCGCAAGCCCGAGATGCGTATGCGGATAGATGGATTGTCCTTAGCCGCATCAGCAGCGCGAGCATTCTGCTGCTGCCATTTGGAGATGCCTTTATATGCAGCGTGGAACTTTTCCCGCACCTCCGCCGCCTCATCAAGATCCATCTGGATTCCGGTTGCCGCTGCATAGTTTCTGAGTCCTTTTGCGCCGCTTCCGTATAACAATCCGAAGTTTGCAGACTTAGCGATTTGCCGCTGCTCTTTCGTAACCTCATCCGGCTCAACCCCATAAATCTGCGTCGCCGTCATCGTATGAAGGTCCTGCCCCTGCTGGAAGACTTCTGTCATTAAGGGATCCTGTGCTTCTGCGGCTGCCAAGCGAAGCTCCATCTGCCCGTAGTCCGCAACAACCAGTTTCCAACCAGTCGGCGCCTGAACCGCAGCCCTAAACCGTGGATCCCTTGGTACCTGCTGCAAGTTCGGCGAAATACACGACATGCGCCCCGTATCAGCGCCAAGCTGCATGTAACTGGCACGAATAAACCCATCCGCCGAATAGTTCTTCAGCAAAGTTTCAGCCATCTGCCTACGCTTCTCTATTTTTTTCCACCGCAAATAATCCGCCACAACTTTGTGATCACCCACGTATTCTTGGAGCGCGGAACGACTGGCACTAGGCTTCCCGTTCTTCATATCCATTGGCGGCTCACCCAACAAAGCAGTGAACTTTTTCAGCAGCTGCGCTGGACTATTAAGGTTAAAAACATTCGGGTCCGGCTTCTTACCTTTAGGTCCCGGCTTTGTCTGGTACAACAGTTTCCCATCAAGACCCCGATACAGCTTGTGTTCTGGCGGGAGCGCCGAATCAAAGTCCTCAATAAATTTCTCACCAACCTTGACATTTTCAATATCGAGATCTTCAATTAGCTGCTCCAGTGCTTTCTTGTTAAACGGTAGCCCGGTGCGCCACAGCTGCGCCATTGCCGGAAGCGCCTTGCACTCAAGCTCCCACGCTGGCATCAACGCGCCAGTCGCCATCCGCTTTGTGATCTGCTCCCATAGCTGGGTCAGCACCACCACGTCCTTAGCCGCATATTCGATCTGCTCCACGCGCAGATCACCCGACCAATCGCTCTTCTGCTCTTCCTTGGATATGTCCTGGCCAAGGTAACGATGCACAACGTGCTGGAGCCCGTGCTTCAAGTTCGGCAGCCCGTTTGTCAGGATTCGGCTAGCCAGCATCGAACAGTAAACCTTGCCTTCTGGATAGATCTCGTGCTCCTGCAGCCAACCGAGGTCAAACACAGCGTTGTGCGCCAACCATTGCCGTGGAACGCTGCAGAACTCTTCGAGCGTGATCCAGTCTTCATCACTAAAGCTCCAGCAATCCAGCACTACTGGAGTCTTGCCGAAGGTGGCCAACTGCAAAAGCCGAAGACCACCGAACTTCGGCTGAAGCCCAGTGGTCTCAACATCAAACGCAACAAAACTTGCATCATCGAGCGTGGACAGATACTCGATGCCGTGGAGGATTTCCATGCCTGGTAGGGCGTGTACCCTACTACTCTAGCAGGCTGTCAACCTCCCTGGCGGAACAAAGCACAGCCGCCGCGAGTGTCCCACCCTCAGGAAACCCAAGCAAGCACCGCGCCTTCCAATGTATGCAGTTCTTGCATGGGCCGCCGTCAGGCTGGGGCTTGTAACCCCGACGCAGCCGTTCCATCCGCTCCTCTTCCCGCCCAGCCGGACTGGTGCGATAACACTTCATGCAAAGCACGGGGTTTGTGGTCTGCGTACCACAGCCTTGGCACGCCCTGCTGTTGATCGTGATGGCCATCAGTCATCAACTTGATAAAAAGAACATTGGATAGCAAAAGTCCCGCCTGCCTCTGGAATATCCAAGCCGCACCGCTTTTGCCACCAGTGCGCACAATCTTGGCAAGTGATTTTTGTGCTGCGGATAGTCGGCACAGCACCTATGGCTTTAACTGGCGTAACTCGCCGTGGAAGTTCCGGCCACAAATCTTTGTACGCCCGCCCTGTCCTGATCTGACTAACCGACTGGGGCACTACCCCCAAAAGCCGCGCCAGTGCAACGTTGTCACGCTCATCCGTAAGGATCAGCCTGACTTCCTCGGGCGTCAACTTCCTAGTCTCTAGCGGCTTGTTATCCGACTTGTGCGTTGGAACAACTTCCCGCTTGAGCTTCTTGTCGTAGTAAACATTCCACTTGTATCCGCAGCATTTACAGCGAAAGCGGTACGAGCGAATCGTCGACCCATTCCTCCAGTTGTACGTGTTTACAATTTTGCGAAAACTGTGAGTGCAGTAATTAGTCATTTTAATCTTTTAGTATTCTAACTTTAGTACTTTTACCAACGCACAACGCTCCTCAAACGATAGTTTTTGGAGCGCATCGCTAGTAGCTTTCAAGAAAGCAATGCCTACAAAACCTGGAAAGAAAAACGCTAGCAAGCCAAGCACAGGGTATGCAAAACGAACTTTCAATGGAGTGGAAGCATTAAATAAAGCCATCATTTCTTTGTCAGTCATTTTTGTAAGGCTCCGTAGCAAGAGTGTCGATCAAACGGTTCAAATACCAACGGGCTTTGCGAAAATCCTCGTAAGGATCTTTTTTAAGCCACGCCCGACTGACGTATTTAATGACCTGCCACTGCAGGCCACCGACGACAGCATCTGGAGCGTGCTTCACCCAATCCTCAATTACGTCGATCACCTCGACGCTTCCAGCCGTGTAATGGCTGGGCTGATTCACTGGATCACTCATCCTTTAGAACCCTGAACACCAGTGTCGCCTTGATAGCGACCAGTAACGGAGTAACTTTTGCCGGGCAGCATCGACATCTTGTGGAACACAATCTGCGCGATGCGCATACCCGGCCACAGCGGAACAGCGTGCATGGACCTAGCGTTTTGCAGTTCCAGTGTTAGCCGCCCCTTGTACCCAGGGTCGATGTACCCGGCAAGCAGATGCTCAATCCCTTCCCTGGCACGACTCGACTTCAGCGCCAGCTGCCCAGCAACACAGTCAGGCAACTCGAACTCCTCGATCGTTTCGGCAAGCACGAACTCATGCGGCTGGAGCATGAACGGCTTTTCCTGCGT